CTCTCGATTTGGGCTTGCGGGCTTGCCTTGACTTGCGAGCAACCTTTAGCGGCGTAAGCCGCAGGGGGAACGGGGGAGCACTCCCCCGCATACCCTATGCGCTTTGAAAGTGTAAATATATTAGGGGTTTAAGGGCACGACTTAGCGGAGCTGCAAGCTGCTTTTACTTTGCCCGCTTTGGCAGCAATGGTAACAATGGCTTGCACGTTGGGCGCGCTTTGAATGTGAACAATGCGCTCTCGAACTCGAATTGGAATTACGGGCTTGCCTAGACTTTTCTAATTATGGAATATTAACAAAATGTGCCCTTTTATCCTACACCGCAGGGCGTTGCAACACGCCTAGCTATTTAGCAAGTGGAAATACACCCGCAAAAGGTAAGGGCTAGTAGTACAGAAATAACGAAAACCCTTTAGGAGAATAAGTCACAACTTGAAAACCTACAAACACCTTTTAGAGCAGATCGCAGACAAAGACAACGTAAGAAAGGCAATACTTAACGCAAGCAAGAGAAAAAGACATAGAAAAGACGTTAAACAAGTGATAGAGAATATAGACTACCACGTAGAAGTAGTACACAACATGCTACTTACTGGCAGCTATAAGGCACACGTAGACGCGCCCTGCATTGTTAATGAGGGTACACACCACAAAGTACGGCGCATACGCAAGCCACATTACAAGTACGACCAGATTATACACCACTGTATTATACAAGTACTGCAGCCGATATTAACCGCACCTATGTACGAGTACAGCTGCGGCAGTATTCCAAAGAGGGGCGCACACTACGGCAAGCGGCGGCTAGAAAAGTGGATAAGGAACGACGCAAAAGGCACTAAGTATGTTTTTAAAATGGATATTAAGCACTTTTACGAGAGCGTAGACCAAGACGTACTTAAGAGCATGCTAAAGGCTAAAATAAAAGACTGGCAGGCACTAGAGCTTATATACACAGTTATAGACAGCTGTGAAAAGGGCTTACCGTTAGGCAATTATACTAGCCAGTGGTTTGCAAACTTTATGCTAACGCCACTAGACCACTATATAAAAGAAGAGCTGCACGCTAAGTACTATATGCGATACATGGACGACATAGTAATACTGGGCGGCAATAAGAAAGAACTACACAAGATACACAAGGCTATAGAGAAGTACTTAAGCGAGCGCTTACACTTACGCATTAAGGAAAACTGGCAAGTATTTAGGCTTGTATATACCGACAGGAACGGACGGCAGCGCGGCAGATCACTAGACTTTATGGGCTGGCAATTTTACCGCGAGAAAACCATACTACGCGAAAGTATTTACATACGTATTGTACGCAAGGCAAGGCACGTAGGTAAGCACACGACCATACAGGGCGCGCAAGGTATGATTAGCTACATGGGCTATATTAAGCATACGGACTGTTACGGCACTTACAGAGACTATATACGCCCGTATGTGAATATAGGAAAACTAAAGAAATTCACATCAAAAAGAGCCAAGAAAGGAGCGCTAAAAAATGGAGTGGAGAAAAACGACAGGAACGCAGACAACACAGCCAGCAGTACTAGACCTAGACAGCAGCCCTAGTACGGTTTACATACGAAAGAACATTACCAAAGCGACAGTAAGAGACGCAGAGGGCGTTAAAGTGCCCGTATGGAAATACGACGAGGCAGCAATTAGCCGCGCAGAGTATGAGAAAAACGAGGCAATTTACAGCGAGCTTGTAGTAATGATTGAGCAGCAGGCAGCTAACGACAGCATTTACAGCGACGTACTTTTACAGCAGGCAGACGCACAGGCAACGCTAGAAGAGCAAGACCAGACGCTAGCAGACATTCTACTTACAGTACAGGGGGTTTAAACCATGAGCAGACTTTATAAGACCGTAAAAAGATACTACGACAAAGGCTACTACGACGAGGCAGACGTAGCAGTATTTGTTAGAGCGGGGAGCATTACACCAGAAGAGTACGAGCTTATTACTGGCGAGCCTTACGAGGAAGAGTAACGGCGTATGACACCAGCAAACTACATAAGCATAGGCGCTTTGCTCGTTTCCTGCATTATGGCTTTTGTGAACATCAAAAACGGAAAGCTAAGCAACAGACGAGCAGACAGCGCAGAGGACGAACAGAGGGCGCAGCGCGCCAGAGAGGAACAAGCGAAAGACACACAAGTAATGCTTACCCTTAACAATATCGAGAAACAGCTTAACAAGATAGACGGCGCGATAGATACAGTACGACAGGACACCAGAGACAACCACGACAAGCTACTTATAGCGCTGGAAAGTCAAAAGAGCATGCACAAGCGCATAGACGAACACGAGCAGCGTATTAACGACTTAGAGCAGGCACTTAGAAAGTAGGGCAGTAGAAGTGGAAAAGAGAAAGCGCATAAGAGCTGCTGGGCGCTGGCTATGGGAATTTAGCAAGCGCGTAGTAGTGATTATGGCGGCACTCTATTTTATATCTTTTATCTATGCTATGGTATGCTGCTGCATAGCTGTAGAGCTTGCAGCAGACACCACAGCGCTAGCTACGCTTATTACAGAGACTAACGAGACATTTAGAGTAGTAGTAGGCGGCTACATGATAAAAGCAGGAGTAGAGAACGCCACCAAGATACTAAGAAATAGCCGCGAGGACGGCTACGACGAGCCACAGGGCTAGAAAAGAGGTATAAACATGGAGCAGATTATTAACAGCTGGGCGCTTATCATTGCAGCAGTAGCGCTCGTAGTATCAATAGTAACAGCTGTAATTAAGTTTACAAACATGCCAACAGCTGCCCAGATCGCAAAAGTAAAAGAGTGGCTGCTTTACGCAGTGACTATGGCAGAAAAAGAGCTAGGCGGCGGCACTGGCAAGCTAAAGCTACGCTATGTGTACGACTTGTTTTTAACTAAGTTTAACTGGCTGGCAAAGGTTATTACTTTCGAGCAGTTTAGCGACCTAGTAGACGAGGCACTAGAGGAAATGAAACGCCTATTAGAGAGTAACAACGCAGTAAAAGAAATTGTAAATAACAACGTTAAAGAGGAATAGGGGGCGCAGATCATGGCAACAGCAGCACAAGTAGCAACATTTATACAGACGATAGCGCCGCTAGTACAAAAGTACGCCAAGCAGTACGGCTACAAGGTAGCTAGCCCTATTATTGCGCAAGCGTGCTGCGAGAGCGCATACGGTACAAGCTGGATAAGCAAAGCACCGTATTATAATTTTTTCGGCATGAAGTGCGGCAGCGCATGGAAAGGGCGCAGCGTTTCTGCTAAGACAAAAGAAGAGTACCAAGTAGGCGTACTTACCAGTATTGTAGACAACTTTAGAGCATACGACAGTTACGAAGAGGGCGTAGAGGGCTACTTTAAGTTTATTAACTGGAGCAGATACGCTAACCTTAAGACAGCCACCACACCAAAGCAGTACTTAGAGTACATCAAAGCAGACGGCTACGCGACCAGCAGCAAGTATGTTAATACAAACATGAATATTATTAACACTTACGGGCTAACTAAGTACGATAATTTGGACTTAATCGCAGAGCAGCCAGCAGCACAGCCAGTGCAGCAGCCTACTTTTAAGGCGACAGGCACAGCAGTTACGACAGCTAACTTACGCATGAGGGCGGGAGCTGGCACGAGCTTTAGTACACTCTTAGTAGTTAACAAGGGCTGCACCGTACAAGTAGACGGCACAGTAGTTAACGGCTGGTATCATTGCAAATATGGTAACGTAGTGGGCTACATGAGCGGCAACTACCTTAAGAACGTACAAACAACCAGCAGCACGCCTGCTGCCACACGCACACACAAAGTAAAACGCGGCGACACTCTTAGCCAGATCGCAAAGAAATACGGCACAACCGTTAACGCTATCGTACTGGCTAACCGCAGCAAGTACCCTAAGATTACAGCTAGCTATATTGTAGTGGGCTGGGAGCTTGTAGTATAATGGGGCACGACGAGGCAGTAAGAATACTAGCAGCTAATGCAGCATGCCAGCTGCAAAACGGCTGCAATGTTTGCCCGCTGCTGCCGTTTCTGGTAGACAATGGACGGCAAGAGGGATACTGCAGAGAGAACACAAGCCCAGAGAAAGTGCGAGAGGCAGTTACAGTTATACACCAAGAGGCGACGCTTAAGGCAGTCTTAGACGGTACGGCAAAGCTGCAGTAAGTGACACGTAACTAACAACCGATAGAGAAAAGCCCAGAAAATGCGCGCCCGCCGTTTCTATCGAAGAGGCGGCAAAGGCTGGCAAGTTTTAAGAAATGCCGTAGTTTCTAGGCTTTGCAAAAATCTAAAACAATGTGAGATAGTACAAAATAGTACGGGTAACTAACACGTAACTAACAAGTAACTAACACACGTAACTAACAAAAGAGCTAACCAGTATAGCAGCTGGCTAGCTCTTTTTTATGCTATAATATACGTGTCTTTTTTCATAGCAAGCCAGTAGACGCAATACTGGCAGCAGGCGTTAGCGTGTCCGACGTTAGCGCCTTTTATAATGTTAGTTTATTTTCTCTATTTCCTGCTTAAGCTCGTCTAGTGTTCTATGTGTATATACCTTTTCTGTTATGTCGTCTATGGCATGCCCTACAATGAGCTTAAGTATATACTCGTCTACGCCGCTTTCTTTCGCCTTAGTTATAAACGTGTGGCGGGTATCGTGGGGCGTGTGCTGCATTTTAAAGCGTTTCATAATCTTTTTAAAGCGCCCGCGCCACTTATCGTACGTAAGCTCTTTGCCAGTCTGGCTGCTTTCATCATAAAAGAGGGTATCGCAGCCAGCGGCAGCAGCTTTGTTATAGCAGCTTTCGACCAGATCATAAACGCGGCTATGTATCGGTACTACTCTATTGCGCCCTGCGTCAGTCTTAAGCCCGCCTACTATGGTACGCTCTTTTAAGTCTACGTCGCTTAGCTTAAGTATAGCTAGCTCTTGTGGACGAAAGCCGCTATATATTCCTATAAGCAGCATGTCTACAAACGGGTAAGCCAGATTATTAAACAGCGTTTCTATTTCATTATCAGAGAACGGCACACGCTTAATAACCTTTTCGCCCTTTTTAACACTATTGCAGAGCGCCGCGTAGTCTTTGTCGCATATTTCATGCTTAAGGGCGTACTTATACATGAGGTTATATAGGCTTTTCATGCGCTGCTTAGTGGGCTGCCCTGCTGCCGCGTCTTTAATAGTTTGCTCTAAGTGGTTTACGCGTATATCTCTAAAGCGCATATCGTGCAGCGGGGCGCTATGGTTAAAAGCACTTACCCACGTACGCCGCGCGCTGGGTACTATTAGCTCGAAATGCTCTTTAGACCACTTTTCGTACACTTCCTTAAATGTAATCGTATTTACTTGTATGTCGTAGGGGTTAGCGTTGAAGTCTGCCAGCGCTTGCAGTGCAGCAGCCTTAGTAGGATAATAGCCGACTGTTACGAAATGCTGCTTAGCTTTGCCGCTATCATCAATAGACCAGCCCGTAGTTTTACGGGCTATATATGGGTTACGCCGTTTGCCAGATAGTTTATAAACAGAGCCGTAGCCGTTTGGTAGTTTCATATAATCACGCTTTCGTATGTAAAATGTGTATAAACGCTCTTAAAAGTGACTAAAAAGGGGATATAGTGACTAAAAAGGGCGTTAATATGTCTGTACCGTCAAAAAATAATAGAAAGTGAGGTACTAAGACATGAGTAACAAGGAACTTAAGCAGCAGATCATAGACGCGCTGGACGGTATTAACGACCAGAGGGCGCTTAAAATCATACTGCAGTTTATCTTAGGCATAAAAGACAAGCTAATAAGGTAAAAAATAAGCGGCGCATTACGTGCCGCTTTTAATTTTGTCTACAAAGTCTTTTACTAGCTGCCACTGCTGCGGGCTAAGCTGCCCTAGCGCTAAGAATGTCTTAACTACAAAGTCGTCACCGTCTGCCAAAACATCAGCAACAACCCTAGCGAGCTTTTCGCCGTCGTTTAGGCTTATGAGCATGTCGCCCTTGCCAGTCTCTAGCCATTCCCTATTTACGTTAAATTCTCTGCAGATATTTATAACAGTAGAATTACTAGCGCCATTTATACCGCTTTCGAGCTGGCATACGCTGGCACGAGAAATGCCCAAACGAGCTGCAAAGGCAGACTGGCTTAAGCCGTATTGTTCTCTTATAAGTTTTATTCTTTCTTTCATGTCTTTAACTCCCGTGTATACAAACTCTTGCACCTATAAAATAGCACGATTTATAGGCGTTGTAAAGCAAATTAACAAATAACTATTGACACCCGTAAGTAAACTAACTATACTGTTAATTAAGTTAACGCGGCAGCACTACATATAGTAGCGGCTTAACGATAAAACACAACTTAACAAACGAAAGAGAGGTAACAGCATGAACAAAGCGACAGAGTACGAAAACAAGAAAGTAGCAGTAGAGCTTACTAACAGCCAGTGGAATACATTAACATGCTACATACTCATGACAACCCAGCACAGAAAAGGCGAGCGCGAGGCATGGCAGCAGCTTGCTACAGAAAAGGACGAAAACGGGCAGCCTAAGTTTAAGAACGCACAGAGCAACGCAGATTTTTACGAGAGCTTAGAGCAGACTTTAGCAGATATACAGGCAGCCATAGACAATAGACCAGTACACGACGTTAACGAGAAAATGCTTAGCAAGGTTAACGACATGGCAGCGGAAACAAAAGCCCAGTACGACAGATACGGCAGAGATGAGCTTTACAACGCACTTTACAGCCAACTTTTAGGCGCACTTAATCTGCTTACAGCACTTACAGGCAAGAATTATGTAATTAACGCAGACGGCACAGTAAGCGAGAGATAAGGGGGCGGCGACATGAAAACAGGCAAGTACGAGCTGGTTATAGTTTGGGAAACTGGCGAAAAGACCATAACAGAATACGAAAGCCAAGAGCTAGCAGAGAAAGCAGAGCGAGGCTATAAAACAGCTTTTGGCAACCAGATACAGTGGAGCGGCACAAGACCGCAACTAAACTAAGCGACAGAGGGGGCAGCGGGTATGGAAAACTACAGAACTTTAGAAGATATACAAGCATATAGCGCAGGCTATGCAGCAGCAGTAGCAGACATGGTAGAGCGTGAGGCAAAACGCAGAAAGCGGCAAAGGGCAGCAGCCCAGCGCCGCAAGCACATGCTTATACAAAAGCTGGTAGGCTTTGCGCTGGTAACAGCAAACGTGCTAGCCGCTTACATCATGGACGGCGACATAACAGCGGCAGTAGTGCTAGTACCGCTAGGCATATACATAATGCTTACTAAAGAGCTGGTACTAGATATTTAAGAGGTAAAAGGAAATGAGAAAAAAGCAGAACGTAGACCAGATCATAGAAGAGACACAGCAGAGAACATTTTTAGAGAATAACCCACAGTATAAAGAGTTTAACGACCTTGCAAAAGAAGTAGCGCAGCTGCCAAAAGAGCAGCAGGCAAAAGTAGCTATTTTCGCACAGGGCGTTATAGCTGCGACGGCAGCAGGGGTAGGAAATGCAGCAGAGTAAGAACTTAACGCCAGCAGAGGCGGCAAAGATATTAGGCGTAAGCCCACAATATGTACGCGTAGGCTTGCAGCAGGGCGTATTACCGATAGGCAG